GCTCGTGAAGGCGGCCATCCGCACGCTCGAGGTCAAAGGCGTGGACATCCATCGGTCGACGGTCGCCCGACACGCGCTGCAGCGTCGGCGCGACGGCGAACACGTCGACGAGGCGATCGGGCGGGCGGTCGAGGCGGCGATCGTGGCGGCGATGACAGCTGCAGACGATGCCGAGGAGGCACGGAGCGCATGAGACGCATCGCCGGCCACACGCACAGCGGGGGGTCAGAGTTCTACGGCATGATCATGAATACTGAGCGGACGTCGGCGGTTGACTTCGAGAATGAGTGACTTCCCCGACCTAACGCCACGACAGCAGGACCTCATCGCCCGACTGCCGGCGTCGACACGAGCGCTGTCGGAGGAGATGGACATCGCGACGACGACGGTCGAGGGCCATCGCGAGGCCATCCAGGAGAAGGGCGTCGAGCTGGCGTACGACCGCGGTGCGAATCAGTGGTTTCTCGATGACGAGCGCGCGCCGAAGCTGCGACGCATCTCGACGAAACACAAGAACACGAAGACGCGCGAGGCGAACGAGCTCATAGAGGCGGAGGAGTCGGTGCTGCTGCGCCGACTCAAGCGGAGCGAGCCGCTGACGACTCCGCCGCGGGCGGAGCCGTCACACGAGACGTTCTGCTGTGTCCTCGGCGATCTCCACTTCGGCGACCTCGTCGAGACGGACGACGGGCGCGTCGTCTACGACATCGAGCAGGCGCGTGACGCGGTCGAGACGTTCGGCGAGCAGGCGCTCAAGATCCGCGAGATGCAGTCGGAGCTCGTCGACTTCGATGACTGCTACGTCTTTCTGCTCGGCGACATCGCGACCGGGATGGCCGTCTACGAGGGCCAGCATCGCGACATCCACGCGCACCTCGCCGACCAGGTGACGGAGTCGGTCGGCGTGCTCGACCAGCTGCTCCGCACGCTGGCGGACCACTTCGAGACGGTCCAGGTCCGGGCAGTGCTCGGGAACCACGGCACGGACCGCGCCTCGAGTGCTCGCGGCGCGAACACAGACCTCATCGTGTACCGCTGGCTCGACGACGTCCTGCGGCGCGCCGGCGTCGACAACATCAACATCGAGATCGCGGAGTCGACGCATCACCTGAACACGACGGTGCGCGACTGGCGCGTCCACGTTCGCCACGGCCAGGACGGCCAGCGGCACGTGGATAAGACGGCGGCCTCCGGACGCGACTGGCGCGGCTGGCGCGACGCGCATCGCTTCGACATCGCGCTCCGCGGCCACTGGCACGACCCGTCGGTCGATTATGTGCTCAACCGCTACCCGGTCATAACGGCCCCGAGTCCGAAGCCAGGCTCGGAGTTCATCGAGCGGATGGGCCACCCGGACGTCAGCCAGCGGAAGCATCTCGGCTGGGTGTTCGGCACGAGCGACGACCGCCGGACGACGTTCGAGTACCTCATCGACGATCAGTGACCATGATGTATCAGAACCCGACGGCCTCGCGAAAGTTCGACACGGACACGGTCCGCGTGTTCACGACCGATGGCGAGCCGGATGCGCTCGCCTTCTATGACCCGGCGTCGTCGAGCGCGTGGCTGTCGATGAACGACCCGCTGGACCTCCACGAGTGGCGATGAGGCGTGAGTCATGAGCGACGCACAACGCACGAACGCGCGCCCGTGGTACATCTCGAGCCGGCAGGTCGACGAGTACCGACAGACGCTCGAGAGCGACCGATCTGACTTATCGATGATAAAGACGCTCAAGATAGCGCGGTCGCTCCTCGTGAACGTCGGCATCATCGCGATCGGCGGCTACGGCATCGCCGCGGGCGGTGACCCGACGCTCATCGCGACACTCGCGTTGGCGGTGTTGGGCGGCTACAACGGCCTCGAGTTGAGCGATTATGCTGCGTTACTGCAGGCGTACCAGGAGGTCCAAAACGATGGGAAGTGACGGCTTCGACTCACCGCCACGGGCGGGCGAGGCTCCGGACGTGTGTCAGTTCAGCGGCTGTGATGACCGCCCGACACGCGTCGTCGGCTTCTGTAACCCCAGCGAATACGTCGTGTTCTGTCGCGAACACGCCGTTCAGCAGTTCGGACTTCCCGGTGCGAAGTCTGACTCCCGACTCCGACCATGACAGACCTTGAACTTCTTCTCCTCGGCGTCGGCCTCGGCGCGGTCCCGACGAGCGACCTGGCGCGGCTGACAGTCGCCGCACTCGCGAAGCGGCTCGGCGTCTCACCGAAGGAGATCCGGCGATTCAACGCGGCGACGGACGATGCGAGCGACTGAGCGTGGCGGCCAAATAACCCCATGGACGACGATGACCGCTGTCCAGCGACGAACAGAGACGGTGAGCGGTGCGGCCATCCGGCCGGCTGGGGCACCGATAACGACAGCGGGCCGTGCAAATTCCACGGCGGAGCGTCGACGGGTGCGCCTGAGGGAAACGGAAACGCGGAGACGCACGGGCTCCGTTCCGACCGCGAGAAGTGGTTCGAGCGACACCGTGACGATGCCTCGCCGCTCGTGAAGGCACTCGTCGAGAGCTACGTCGATGACGCGCCGTTCGGCTTCGAGAGCACGGCGAAAGTCGACCAGCTCTGCGAGGTCGCGATCGACCAGGCGCGACTCCGGCACGCGAATGAGTATCTGGATGAGTTCCTCACAGAGCAGGTAGTCGGCGTCTCGGAGAGCGGTGAGCCGATCGTGGAGCTCGAGGAGAATCCCGCGCATATGCCTCGCGACCGCATCAAGCGAACGAACGCGAAGATCCTGAAGGACCTCGGCGTGATGGACGACCCAGACTCGGCACAGGCGTCGGCGACGGCGACGCTCGCTGAGGTGATCGACGACGCATGAGTGTCGCACGAGCTGACTACGCCGGCGGCGTCGAGCTGCCGGAGCCACGAGACCACGGTGTCGACGTCTCGATCCACGACTTCGAGGGCCTCGAGGCGAGCGATGCGAAGCGACGGCTCGGCGAGCTGTCGCGCGCCGAGCGTATCGCGGTGCTGTTCGGCGTTGACCCGTTCGACTACCAGCGTGACCTCATCGACTACGTTGAGGAGGCGGCGACGCCGAAAGTCGCCATCCAGCCCGGCCGACAGGTCGGGAAGACACTCATCGGTGCGGCGCTCGCAGCTGACGAGATCGCGACGACGCCGGGCGAGGACGTCCTCATCGCCGCGCCGTTCCAGGAGACGGCGGACGAGATGATGCGCGAGGCGACGTCGCTGCTCGAGACGGCGGCGGAGCGGCTGGCGGCGATGGGCCTCTCGCTCGGTGTCGAGACCGAGAACAAACGGGAGTGGGCGTTCGACCACGGTGGTCGCCTGCTCTCGCGGACGCTCGGCGTCGACGGCGTCGGCCAGCGTGGGAAGAATCCCCGGTTCGTCATCGTCGACGAGGCGGCGTTCGCGCCGGACTCCGTGTTCGAGGATGTCATCGAGCCGTTCTTCACGACACACGACACGCACACGTTCGTTCTCACGAGCACGCCGGCGGGTGATGCCGGCTACTTCTTCGAGAAGTGTCGCCTCGACGACGACTGGTTCTCGCCGCGCTGGCCGACCGCGATCTCGCCGCTGGTCGACCCCGAGTGGCTCGCAGAGCGACAGCGGAAGGCCGACCCGCGGACGTGGCGGCAGGAGTATCTCGGCGAGTTCATCGGCTCGTCGGATCGCTTCTTCAGCCCGGAGCTCATCGATGACGCGACTGGCGACGCGGGCTTCGACGTCGACGACCTCGTCGCGGTCGGGGCTGACATCGCACGCGCCGGCGATGACCGGACGGCCATCGTCGGTGTCGACGCATCAGGCGCGGCGAAAGTGCTCGTCTCTGACGCCGACATGACGCTGACGGAGGCGAGCGGCGAGCTGGCCCGACTCTACGACCGGCACTCCCCGGCGACGATCGCTGTCGACGAGACCGGCCTCGGAGCGGGTGTCGTCGAGATGCTCGAGGACGAGGTCGGGGGGCGCGCTGTGGACGGTATCAAGTTCACGATCGACCGGAAACAGTCGCTCTACAACGGACTCAAGGCCGCGCTCGAGGCGGGCGACGTCTCTGTCGCGCATCATCCGCACCTCACGCGTGAGCTCAAGAAGCTGACCTACTCACTGACCGCCGGCGGGAAGACGAAGATCACACATCCAGACGGCGGTCACGACGACCACCCGGACGCGCTCGCGCTGGCCGTTGATGCGTTTAACGGCCCGGCGTCGAGCGACGATGTCCTCGCGTTTCAACTCTGACTCTGACCATGAGCGACGACACCTCACTGACGGCCCGGCTTCGACGGACAGTCGCCCGACTCGCGCCGACACAGGACGGCGACCCGTCGCCACAGGCGCGCGATGAGCGCCCGATAGCCATCGGCCGTGAGGAGCACACACAAGAGCCAGAGAAGGAGGACATCGAGCGGGCGACGGAAGAATACTACCAGAATCCGCTCATCCGCCAGCCGATCCGGAACTTCGCGGCTGACGTCACCGAGCCAGGCTACCGCGTCGACGTCTCGGTGCCGGACGGCGATGACGAGCCGACGGTGCCGAACGAGTACCGCTTCAGCGAGTTCCGCGGGATGGAGCTGTCAGACGCGCTCGAGAAGTGGCTGTCCGCCTGCGCCATCATCGGCGGCCGTTTCGACCGCGACTTTGCTGACCTCCTCGAGGACGTCCTGATCGACCTCCGCGGGCGACGCGGCACGGCGTTCGTCGAACACGCCTACGACGACCCGCGCGAGCGTGAGTACATCCTCGGACTCCGCGCGTTCAAGGCTGAGGAGACGACGGCGTATCATCGCTCGGGGAAGCGCATCCTGCTGCAGCCGGACGACCTCGAGATGGACTCTGAGACGGTCGCGATCAAGCCGGGGGGCGGCGATCAGACGCGGTTTGATGATGCGCCGCAAACGCCGGCCGGGCGGGCGGCGGCGTTCGTTCAGTTCGACGACATCCTCGGCTCGTTCGACGAGCGCGACGACATCCCGTTCGCGCTCGACGACGTCACGGTCATCTCGAACGACCCGGACACGGGCGCGATCTACGGCGAGCCGGACACACTCTCCATCATCAAGCGGTCGGAGCAGCTGCGCGAGATGTTCGCCGACACCGCGCAGGCGATCAAGGCGGTCGGCTACGGCCACTGGATCGTCCAGGTCGACACCGACGACGAGGATGAAGCGCGGACGCTGCTGGACTCGTTCGACCCGAGTGACCCCGAGCGCGTCAACGTCACGAACTACGCTGCCGAGACGCAGCAGTTCGACAGTGACGTCCCGTCGAACGTCGAGCAGATCCAGCAGCAGATTGAGTACATCCTCGCGGCGCTGCCGACGCCGCTGTATCGAGTTGGCTTCGCCGGCGACATCAACCGCGATGTGACGTCCGTCCAGCAGGACGACTATCGCGAGGAGGTGAGTCGTGAGCGCGATCGGCTCGAAAGCGCGTTCCACGATCTGCTCCACCAGAAGGCGCGCGAGTTCATGTTTGGCGACGCGAAAGCCGACCGGGACCTCGGCGTTGATGTCAGCCTCGTCATCGAGCCGCCGGAAGCGGAGAACCCACTCAACGATGAGAGCGTTGACCCCGAGGCGTTCAGCCAGCTGATGCAGGGACTCAAGGCCGCCGCGCCGGGTGGGGCCGTCGAGCAGCTCGTCCCGCCGCACGAGGTCCGGGAGACGTTCCTCGGACTGTCGCCGGAGCTACCGGACGCGCCCGACGCGGGGCCGGACGCGATGGCGTCACTGCCGAACGAGGCGGACGCGCGCGTGCGCGAGACGTTCCGTGATGCGTACCTTGCGACGCGCTACGGCGAGGGCGACGAGGTCGAAACGCCGGGCGGCGTCGGCGTCGTGGTCGACATCTTCACCAGCGACGACACCTTCGCCGGGCGCGCTGTCGAGGCCTCCTCGGACTCGCCGACGTACGTCGTCGCGACGGAAGGCGGCCGCCCGGCGTTCGACCTCTACTCGGCGAGCGACCTTGAGGCGACGACGATCGAGGTCGAGGGCGTTGAGGACGCGACCGACGCCGCCGCTGAGGCTGAGGCCATGATGGATACACACCTCGCCGAGGCGCGCACGGAGGCGGACACGATCGCGGAGCTCGGCGTGACCGACTGGGACTACCCGCGGAGCTGGCGGCAGTCGCCGACGCCGAACCGCGTCATCCTGCTGAAAGCGTGGGCCGGGATGAACGGCTCGTTCAGCGGCTGTCAGCGAGAGATGCGCGGCGAGATTGGGCGGACCGCGCCGTTCTGCGCTGCGATGAAAGACCGCGTCTTACTGACTGAGCAGTGGCGAGAGTGATGGGTCACGACCACACGCACACGCATGACGCGCGGCTGCGACAGCTGCGCGACCCGACGAACACGGAGTCGCTGCGACAGCGGCTCCTCCGTGAGTTTCGCCGGCGCTTCGAGCGCGTTCGCGGCGTCGTGCGCGAGGCGGTCGGCTACGAGGATGACGTCCTCCACCTGGCGCAGGACTCGCGGCTCGCCGATGCCGACGACGTGGAGCGCTTCCCGACGGATGGCGGGAAGACGCGGGCGTTCGTGACGTGGCTCCGCGAGAAACTCGACGCCGAAGTGCTCGAGCCGGCGGTCCGCCGCGAGGTGGAGAACGGCGAGCACTGGACGGCGACGTACATACGCGCGGCGTACGTCCAGGGCTGGGAGCAGGCACGCGAACGGCTGCAGAACGCCGGCGTCTCGACGGAGAACGTTGAGGACGTCCTCCGGCTCGGCGTGCCGACAGAACAGCTGCGTCGGCTTTACACGCGGACGTATGAACGCACTGAGTCCGTGACGAGTGAGGCTGCCCCGGCCGTGCGCGACGTGCTGACGACCGGGCTCGCCGAGGGCATCAACCCGAAGGAGATGGCGCGGCGGCTGACGAAGGAGCTCCGCACGATCCAGCGAACGCGTGCGGAAGTGCTGGCGCGAACGGAAGTGATCAACTCGTACTCGGAGGCGACGCTCGACCGCTACGAGCGGGCCGGCGTCGAGGGCGCGACCGTCTCCGGAGAGTTCGCGACGGCCGATGACGACCGCGTTTGCCCGATCTGCGAGGCTATCGAGGGCGCAGAGTTCGCGGCTGACGCGATGCGGACGGAGACGTTCGAGTTCGAGCCATCGTCGTCCGAACCCGACCACCTCGGCGGCGAGTATCCGGTGAAGCCGCCCGTGCATCCGCAGTGTCGGTGCGCGATCTTGCCGGTCATCGAGTGAGACTATGTCAACGACAACACTGACAGGACAGGTCGCCGGCCTCGCCGGTGACGACGAGCAGCTCATCAACGGCGTCGCGGTCGGCGTCGGCGACATCACCCGCGGGCTCTCCGGCGACCAGAAGGTCTGGACGGCCGAAGAGCTCCGCGCGGCCGCCTCGTCGCTCGAGGGGACGCCGGTCAACCCGCTCCACAGCGAGCAGACTGTCGGCGAGGTCGTCCGCGCCGGCTTCGACGCAGACCGTGGCGTCATCTACGAGGCCGCGCTCGACGACGCATCGCTGGCCGAGCAGGCGGCCGACGGCCATCTTGAGGTGTCCATCGAGGCGCGGCACGCTGACGGCGGTACCGTCGAGACGGACCGCGGCGAGGCGATGCTCGCGACGAACATCCAGTTCACCGGCCTCTCGCTGGTCCAGCGCGGCGCAGCACCTTCGGCGTCGGCGACGGCTGGCGAGGCGGCCGCACTCTCGGCGACGGCCATCCACGCCGCACTCGAGGAGGATGCGCCTGCTTCAACCGACGGCGACGCCGAAGACATCGAGATCAGCGACGAAGTGGAGGAAGGCCTTGAGAACAAGGTGGGCGAACACAACGAGGATGCGCCAGAGTCGAAACAGGTCACGCTCGGGATGCTCAAGAAGGTGTTCCGACGCGGCGCTGGCGCGTGGCTCAACTCGAACGCCGGCGCGACACAGCAGCAGTGGGCGTATGCCCGTGTGAACGCGTTCCTCGAGGACCTGATGGCCGACCGGCCGCTCAACGACGGAAACGACAACGACCTCGCGCCGGACGGCTACGACGTCGCCGAGAACGCCGGCCTCGTCGATGTCAACGGGACCGAGGTCGACATCGAGCCGCCGGAGCGCGTCATCAACGCCGTCGAGGCGGGGATGGAGGCGAAAGAGGAGTACGCCGACGACATCGGCGACTGCGGAACGGGCGTCGGTGAGGCGATGGGCGAGGCGATCGTCAGCGGCGACCTCACGCCGGAGATCCTCGTCAACGGCGGCGACATCGCCTCGAACTCGCCGGCGACGTACCTCGCGAGCCACGAGTCCGACGTCGACGCGGAGGGCGCGCCGACGACGTGGTCCGAGGAGGACTGGACGGGCGGCTGTGGAGAGGTTCAGCAGGCGCTCTGGGGCTTTCATCTCGACTGGTTCGAGGAGACGAAAGCCGAGATCGAGGCCGCGATGGAGGAC